TACGCTTCTCCTTGCACCACAGGCTCTTGATGAACCACTTGGATGCCTTGGAATTCAATGGATCGAACATGAATTGGGCCTCATCGGTTCCCTTTGACACAGAAAATCCATTATGTGCCATGCGCTTCTTCACAGTCTCAGAAATTCTCTTGGCCCGGAGGGACGATTCATCCGGGCCGTAGAAGGATGCAAGCAGCAGAGTGTCATCATACTGACTAATGTCACCGTGCGCTCCTTTAACAACGTATTCGTCGCACTCATCCTTGGACAATGAGAGCTTATACTTCTTGGCAAACGTGAGAAGCGTCAAACCAGTTCCCCCTGGAGGCTCTTGAATACAATCGGCTCAAGATTGGGTGGCGAATACGTCTCCGGCTTCATCACTTTTCCGTCCGCGCGGCGATGTACGGTGCCATCCGGCCACACCTTTGACATGTTCGAGCGATGAACCTCCGCCCCAACGACCTCGGAATCAATTCCCCACTTCAGATTCACCCCTTCCACAACGTATGCAAGGTCACCCGTGGCATCAGCGACGGCCACGATGTCGGGCATCGCATCCGGTTTAGCATACAACGCCCAGTTCCCGTCATCACACTGAATGAACATGAGCCCGGATGCCTCTACCAGCTCCAGAGCCTCCTCCATCACCAGTGTACAGCGCAAAATGCGCTCCTTCAGAGAGGGCAACGTAGGCTCCTCTGCAATACCAATCCCAAACTTCTCGGCAAACTCTCGGACCTGATCTTGAATTTTGCTCATTGCCTCTACCACCAAACATCAATGGCTCCCGCTGCCATTACACGTCTCTTTTCCTTGTAGAATTTCGGCCCATGACTCTTTTTCTCATCCTGAGTTGCTACGTGACACATCTCATGGATCAACGTCAGCATGAGCCACTTTGAATGGTTCATGATGGTAGGATCAAGAGCGATTGCTAAGCTCTCAGTAGTAGTACCATCACTATTCTTTGTTACTAATATTCCGGTACAGCCATAATTCTCCCCATCGTAATGCCATCCAACAAGGACATCGTTAGGCAACTTTCCATCAAACCACTTCTTGTTTAAGCGCCTATACAGACGCATCAGAGCCTTGTCTTTACTGAATACAGGGGCTACCTTGAGCTTTCTTACTTTTTCCATCTGTCAGCAACGTTCCCTTCAACTTCCATAACAACCTTTGTGATTAGCTGAGCCCCCGCGCGGCGCATAGCATTCTCAGCAACCTCGCGCACTTCCTCAGCAATTTCTTCGCTGGCCTCCAACACAATTTCGTCGTGAACCATGTTGATAAGCTCAGCCGTATATCCCTGCTCCGCATACTTCTTGTTGATGTCATTCAACAAGTGCCAGAGCATTGTGGTTCTATTTACAACGTCAATCTGGCAGCTCATCGCAATCTTCACACAATCAACACCAGTACCTTGGATAGGGGTATTCTTTCCCTGTCTCTTGATGGACTCAAATGCGCCCGTATAGGTACGCATGATTTCCTTCTGGGTGGGGAGACGGCCCCAACGCTCTTGGGCCTTACGCATTGCCCATTCCCAGGTAGGCTTCAGGTACTTGCGGCGGCGTCCAGACTTCGTTCTGGATTCCAACTTCATCGAGGAATCATTGCCAGACTTGGTTAGATATGCCATCAACTGAGGATTGGCTTTGTAATACTTCTGCAGCAGTGCTTCTGCTTCCTCAAGTGTAATGCTAAGGTCACCAGCTAACTTTCTAGCTGAAAGTCCGTAACATATCCCGAACGAAATTGCTTTAATATTATCCCGTAAGTCTTTGTGTACTTTACACTTGCACTTCTGAAAACCACTTGCATACGCACAATTCTTCTCAGAACCTTTTGTCCATTCATCACCAAACAACATGTCTGCAACTACGCTGTGGACATCCCATCCATTGTTGAACGCATCAATCCAGCTTTTCTCTGCACTATAGTCAGCAGCAATGCGTAATTCTTGGCCAGCGTAGTCAATTGTGATGATCTTCTTCCCAGGACGTGCAACGAAGCAGCCCCGCCAATCAGCACCCTTCAGGATGTTCTGTACATTTGGCTTGCTGCTCGATGTGCGCCCGGTAGCAGCACCAAGTTGTTTGATGTTGGAGTGTATTCTTCCAGTATCAGGATCAACGTACTGCTCAAGGAATGTTTGGCCATATGTAGAGATGATCTTATCGTACTCTCTGAATGTCTGTAGCTTTGCAATGATTGGGTGGTGCTCAAGTTTGCTAAGAGTCTTGTCGCTTGTGTCTGGGAGTGTGGTGGCCGTGAATCCTTTCATCTTTCTGAGGGCCACTAATAGCTGAGGGTTTGACGCGTAATTAATAGATGCACTCCCCTCATAGGTGTCCACTTGTTTCAACTGCGCTTTGTATTTCCGCCGCGCAGCCATGAACACCTCTCGTGCTGCTTTGCGCTCAGTGCGATCCTTGGTGTTTCTCCAGATTGACTCCAGTTCATCGAGGTTGTTAACAGGGTTTCCCTTCTCTCCAACCAGCGGAAGGAACTCTTTGTCCAGCTCTGCAATTTGGTTTTCACGCTTTACAACGATGTCATTGACAAGGCCCATCCATCGCTCACCATCAATCTTCATCCCGGTGATGTGCATGTCCCCGAACGCTGGCAATGAATCGAACTCGATCTGGGCGGCTTGAAGTAGGCCGTCCTTCTCCATGACCTTTCTCTGGGCGTTGCGGAGGGCGAACAGGATTCTCACGTCGAGCGCACCATATACGATCTGGTTCTCCGTCAGTTCTGACTCTAGATCGAATGTCTTCTGCTCTGTCTTGTCCAACTTCAGGCCGCAATATCGAGCCACAAGATCATCCAGTGCCCAGAACCCACGAATATCGAACGACACTGCCCCGCAGTGAATCACCTTCTCAGCAAGGTAGGTACAGTACAGATGCCACGGGCGAAGGCCCAAACACCAACTGGACGTTTTGTAGTCGAAGTCTAGATTGTGTCCAATCTTCAGATGGGAGTTGGACTCCAGTGCTGGTCGCACGGTGTCTACCACAGCTTGCAGCCCCGAATGCTTATTGTGCTTAAAGTGGTGCCCCTGGAACGCTATCAGATTCTCAGTTGATTGGGCGAACTGCAGGAGGTCAATAACGTACTGCTCATTTCTGTCCCCAATCTGCATCGTCCGCACACGCCTGTTGAAGAACGTGGGGACTATATTCGTCTCAAGGTCGTAACCAAACTCGTTCGTTCTCGTAAGGAACTGTTTGACTTGCTCTAAACCGGCCCCATCCTTGACCAGTATCGGATTCAGCGGCGGGTTCATCGTCGCTGGATCACAGGTTGTCAATTCACACATGCATGCATTGTACACTGGTTTTCGTGTTACGTCAAGACTTGACTTAACTGTGCAGCAATGGTAGGCTGCACACATGGCAAATATTACCTGTTCCCCCACCTAACTGCACACTGTGCAGCCAATACACAAGTATTTTGTCGATTATACGTCAAATTGTGGTCGATTGTGCTTGACAATGGTTTCAAGTTGTGCTACAATATCAATTAACTTTGCTACCCCGTTGTGTACCCTATTGTTGTATACAGTAGGGGTATACAGTATGGAGATGTAGAGACAGGACAGAAGGAGAATATATGAGTACAGAGGCAGGATTCAATAATATCAGACAGTGGTTGGTGCCCCAATTGGAGGCTAAAGGACTGTCTATCGAGAACTTCAGTAGAGCCATCAACAGGTCCAGAGCGGTAGTGTACAACTACCTGATCGACAAGAATCGTCCTGATTCGCAGACGATGGCAGCTATTTGTCAGTTCCTGGGGCGTCCACTGGAGGAAGGATTGGCCCAATACACACCCAGAACTGTAGGCCGTCCCAAGGGCTTAGGTCGCAATAGGGCAAAATAAGCTGAGTTTTGCCGACCATCAAAATATTTATTTCTCCTTTCTTATCATACACTTACGGACACAAACGTCCCAGAACTATTGACAAGTGTGGTATACTGAAAGTATAGAGTAGAGAGAAGGAAAGTATCAGCCCCTCCTAGACAAAGTTCGGCACCATCAATCGGTCGCCACTTGTCCTCATAAACCTACCGGGCCGTTCGACTCCTATCACATCAGGGAGGCTCTGCACACTGTGCATTCCTCCCATTCTACTTACATTTTTGCTGCTCCAAGGAGCGGAAAGGGATTGGTGCGCCCATGGCCAGGAAAAACATTCAAGACAAGGTTGACTTTGAGGTCAAGAAGGATGCTCTGCATCGGGAGCTGCACATCAAGCCGGGAACCCACATCCCAGTTGCCACCCTCCAGCACGAGAAGGCTATTGCAAAGCGCACCCACAACACCCAGTTGATGCGGCGCACTCAGTTCGCCCTGAACTTCGGGCACAAAGGCTAAGAGTTATATGCTATTTCAAGTTTGGAACACAAACTGCGATTCATGTCGTGAGGACATCAATTGTCTTGAGACTCATTTGTATGTGACAATCAATAACACACGTTATGATTTCTGCCAGGAGTGCTACAACGAATTGATGGATGGTTTGAAAGGCAGAGGAACTACCATTGCTGGAAATATGCAGCCTTGGTCGTTCGGGTTTGGATGTATTAATACACCAAGTTGTCCCATTCCTATGATGACAGAAGAGCCGTATCTAGTAGACAATACATCACGTCATTACACTGGTGAATGTGAAAAGAAATGGTCGTTTGAAGAACATGGCTGATAAGACACAGGGTGGTAAAACCAAACTCTCGACGGCGGATAGGATTTTAGAGTCAGCGAGCCGTGGTGAGGCTGTAACCACCCAGGATAGACGCCATGCGGTGATGTACTTGATGGCCACGGAGCCTCAAGTGACCAACTCGGAAATGGCCGAGATGTTCAAGGTCACCGAGCGAACCATCCGGTTTGACAAGAAGAAGATTCGTGAAGAGCGCTCCAAGCGAATCAAGGAAGAAGATGTCAGCTTGGTGATCGCTGACATTCTGATGGACTTTGAGCGCAACGTTTCTGACATTGAGAAATCCAAGAAGCATGCTACACCAGGTACTAGAACATACCTTGAGCACTGCACATCAGTCATTAGAATGCGTCTGGACACCTCCAGAGCGCTCCAAGATTTAGGCTACTTACCAAAGAGCCTCGGTCATCTGGCGGTCCACAAATACAATTACCAGTCAACCGTTCTCAAGGATGGTTCCGTAGAGACTCGCAAAGTAGAGTCCTTCGAGGATGCCACCCCAGAAGAACTGAAAACAATCGAGCGTTTAGCTCTACCAGAGGCAATCGACATTGAGCCAGAGGTTGAACTGGGTAAGTCCTTTGATGTGACAGAGCCAGATTACCTCCACGAAAACGAGTAGACTACATGCCGGTTGAGATTAAAGATGTGCGCTTGGTACTTCCCAAGGCACATCCTTTACAGCACTCTTTCATCAATTCGTTTGACAATGACCCCACTCTGCGATTTGCAGTGGGAGCGTGCGGGACAAAATTCGGTAAGACGTATGGTTGCACGATTCGGCTCGTTAAGCAAGCGTGGGACTATAAGAACAGTTTGAATTGGTGGGTTGCCCCTTCATACAGACAATCACGCATTGCATATGACTTGGCCAAGAAGTTCCTTCCCAAAGGAACTTTCGAGGAGTACAAGAGTGAACTCCGACTGACATTGATGGAGCCAGATGGTTCCGAGCACTCGAACATAGAGTTCAAGTCAGGTGATAATCCTGACCTGCTGCGTGGGTTCGCGGTCAACTTCTTCGTCATGGATGAAGCTGCCAGAATCCCATATGAATCATTTGTTTCTCTTCTGACAACAGTAACGCAGACGCAGGGAAAAGGAATCATTATCAGCACACCTCTTGGGCGTGGCTGGTTCTACGATATTTACAAGCGTGGTGAAAAGACAGACCAGCACGGTCATTCCCTTCTAGCACCTGACGAAGTTGATGCATGGCCAGAATGGAAATCCATTCGCATGCCCACCTGGATGAACCCCCATGTATCGCCCCAAGCGATCAAGGAGATGAAACGAAATCTCCCAGAGGACACATTCAGACAAGAAGTTGCGGCAGAGTTTATCGACGGTTCAGCCGGTGTGTTCAGAAACATTCGTGAGTGCATTCGCGGCGTAATACAACCCTTCATCGCTGGTCATAGCTATGTTATGGGTGTTGACCTTGCGCGGCTGAGAGACTTTTCCGTCATCACGGTGATGGACAGACAGACCAAGCATGTTGTCTACTGGGATCGCTTCAATGACACCAGTTGGGATGTGCAGTACCTCAAGATCATTGACATTGCTCGGCGCTACAAGGCCCTGGTTGTAATAGACAGCACTGGTATTGGTGACCCAATTGTCAATACCTTGCAGTCTGCCGGTCTTGTGATGTCACCATACAAGATTGGTAGCACATCAGCCAAGAAGCAATTGATTGATAAACTTCGGGTCAACATCGAACAAGCAAAGATTTCCTACCCTCCGATTCCCATTCTCATTAGGGAGTTGGAGGACTACGAGTACAAGATTTCCGAGGGTGGAATCGTTATGTTCTCAGCTCCCAGAGGAAAACACGACGATGCCTGCATTTCGTTGGCTTTGGCCAACTGGGGTGCTGATACCCTCCCTTGGGTCTACAAATATCAAAACGTGAGGGGCGTTTAGGTGACGGTACACATTGCCAAATCGCAGCTTGACTACTTCAGAACGAGAGCAAGAAAAAGCCGTGTAGAGATTTACGCCCTCCTGTTTGGTGACATCATCTCCGACCATGAAGTGCGTGTGGTCTACTTCGACTATACCAAGATCGAACAGGCGACAGACCGCTCGGTGACCCCCGATGCTACTGATGGAAACGAGGCCATTCAAATGGCCAGCGAAGCAGGCTTTTCCCTGCTTGGATCAATACACAGTCATCCGGGGTCACCAGCTTATATGAGCCCATGTGATCTAAAATCTCACATTGAGGATGGTGACCTTGTTAGCGGTATCGTTGAGGTCTGCGGTGGCAGAACGAGAGTCGCATTCTGGACCGCACATTCATCTGTACCGTGCGACGTGAAGCAGTACAGACAACCAATCAAAAGACACAAGAAGAATGGAACAGCCTGACTTTACAATTTGCATAGCTCATAGAGGCAATGGCTTGGGACTCTGGGCGACCATCATGTCATGTGAGCATGATTTGAAAGGCTCCGGGTTCACCTGGAACTATAGCGTCGTCTGCAACGGTGATAAGCGCCTTGACAACGGTGCCCATGTGTTGTTGGACTCTCTCGACAAACAAGGAAAAGTAGTTTACCAGCACTTCACATGCGATGCAATGTCCCCACCAGATGCTAGGCAGTTGGCCAGCAATCATGCTAACGGGCGCATACTGTGCTTCTTTGACAATCACTGTCTGGTTCACAAAGACTACTTCAAAAGAGTACACTTAGACTTTGGGAAGTATGACATTGGGTTACTTCACTCAACCACCGAGTTCATGCCGGGAGAGGCATTCAACTATAGCTACCGACTCACCCTTAAGCGAAACTTCTGGGCGATGTCTGACTCTATTTGTGCCAACAGCCACAAGCCATTTAGGTGCGCCGCTGGAGGCCATGGTGGCTTCGCAGTCCTGAATGAGACATGGAAAGAGATGGGCGGCTATGGCCCAGAAAAGTTGTTCATTGGCTACGCTGGTGAGGAACTGACCACCGATCTTCGATTTTGGATGCGTGGAAAGGAAGTATGGCTCGATCCACTTCTGATCCACACTCATTATGTTGGGTACAGAGGCTACGCTAGACATTACAGTGATGATTACTATATCAACCTGATGGTGTCAGCAAACATTCTTGGTGGAATGCCTTGGCTAGAGACCGTTGCAGCTTCTTTTCTACAGCAACCGCGTAGGCACTCAGGTATGACGATGTTTGACCTGATGCAGGTTGCATATCATCGCTCAAAGGACTTTGCGGCTGAAGTGCAAGGTACTGCCAAAATGAGCCTTGAGGAACTACTCACTTACTTTAGAGAACACTGCATTCCATACTAACGGGTGCGACGAAGGGATTTTGAATGGATAGCGTTGCAACAGTTCCGGTTGTTATTGAAAACGGCGTAAACAACCTGGAGAAGACGGAACTCGACCGTTTACGCTACAAAAATCCGACTTACCTAGCCTACGAGAAGGAATGGGAGTTGTATGTTAATGCCTATGAAGGTGGCCCCGCAATGGCCAACCATCATTACATCTTCCGCCACCCCAGAGAGAACTTTGACGACCATCAAGAGCGCCTGCGGCGTATTCACTACACCAACATCTGCGGCCCATTGGTAGACTTCTTTACTGACTTCATCTTTACAGAGACGATCCAACGCAACGGTGGTGACAACGATGAATGGTTCAAAAAGTTCGTAACAGACGTAGACAAAAAGGGTACGGACATCACACAGTTCATGAGAACGTACTGTGATGACTTGCAGATTTATGGCATGACAATGACATTGGTTGATACCCCACCCGATCCGGGTGTGGGCATCATTTCAATGTATACAGAGGAAGAGTATGACATCCGGCCATACTGGGTACGCATAGCCCCTACTGAGATTTTCGATTGGGTGGTTGATCCATTTGATCGCTACCTGTATATCAAGAGGCAGCAGATTTGTACTGAACTTGACGGTGGTACACCCCATACATTTGAGAAGTACACAGAGATGTACGAGGATAAAATCTCGATTAAGTACATTGACATTTCTGATCCGACAAAGCCTGAGATAAGGGCTGACAAACAGCTTGAGTTGCCCAATCCAGTAGGCATTATTCCCTTGTATGTGTCTAGATTCAAGAGAAGCAAACTGTATTCCTTCATGGGAAACAGCTTTTTGCGTGATCTGGCATATGGAAATCGTGAGGTAATGAATCTCACGAGCCTTCTGCAGGAGTTCTTGTATCGCCAGTGCTTCAATATTCTGGTGAAAGAGGCTGAAAGTTCCATACCCATGTCCGACCAGGATGAGGGTGCGGTTGGAACGGCGAACTTCGTAACATATCCGAAAGGTGCTAAGCCACCTCAGTACATTTCGCCCCCGTCCGATCCGGCCCAATTCCTCCAGAGTGAGCGGGCTCGCATCGTTCAGGACATGTACAAGAACGCCGCCCAGGACACCATGAACGAGTTGTTCAATGGTGAGAAGTCAAGCGGCTTCAGCCAAGCGCAGTCATTCAGCAAGACTGTTCCCTACATCGCTACAAGAGCTGACATCCTGGAATCCGCCGAGCACGCTCTGTTTTCACTGACATTGAAGTTCATAGGAAACAGGAAATTCAACGGCAAGATCAAGTACAAGGATCGGTATGAGCTGACCAATGTAACCGATGCGCTTTCTCAGTTGACAATGATCTTCAGAGATTTGATGCTTCCTTCGGAGACGTTCGTGAAGGAAGAACTCAAGCGCATGGTGCATGAGTTGGATGACAAGATTAGCCCGGAATTGATGCTTAAGGTTGAGCAAGAGATCGACAGCCTTGACTTCGAGGAATGGCAACAGACACAGAAGGAGGCGCTGCTAGGAGCCAAGGGTCAATCCCCCGCTGAACAGCAAGCCTCCAAGTCGACTGGAACAATGACGGAAGCGGCACAAGAGGCGCGGTCGTCAGTCTCGGCAACAAAAAAGCTGAAAGGTAAAAACAATGGCAAAAACTAAGATTGATGTTGGGCCTCTCGTGCGCGTTGGTCCCAATAAGCAGGGTACAAACAAGCGTGGTGATCCGCTGTCTGGCATGCAACGCTCTGTGTTGGGTGATGTGCATGCCTCCGGTGATGTTCCCGGTGGCAAGAAGGCCGCTGGCCGCAATACCGGCGCTCCGAGCCTTCCTGGCACACATGTCAAGGTCGCCCCGGGGCGTCACAAGAACGTGAAGCATCCGCTGTAAAGCGCAATTTAGCAGTACACAGCATTACAGGCCATACTTGCCCACTCACAAGTATGGCCTTAACTTTTTGAGGATAAAGAAGGTTTGACTATATGCCTACGGAAGCTAATAATTCCGGTGAAACAAACACCTCGACTACAACCCAAGCCACTACCCCTGTGGAGTTCACTCCTGAGCAGCAGACGGCCATTGATAAGATCATTCAAGATCGTCTGAAGAGAGCCAACGATAAGCACAAAGCTGAAGTTGACAGTATCGCTGCTGAGAAGGCTGCCATTGCCGCCGAAAAGGCCGCACTTGAGCAGAAGTTGCACCCCACAACCACAACCCAGACCACTACAAATGGTGACACCATTGTTGAGTCTGAGTGGAAGCGTCTCAACGACAAGGCTAACGCCGAAGCTGAGGCCGCGCGAAGTGCAGCGCAAGCGAAGGAATCAGAAGCGAGGGCAGCGCGGGAGCAACTGGCCAACTTCCAGAAGCAAGCAGCTATCAGCCGTGCGGCTGAGAAGCTCGGCTTCATCAACCCTGATATTATTGTCCAACTGACGGGTAGCAACGTTGTGGTTGGTGATGATGGAAAGTTGTCTGTTGTTGGGATTAATGGTGAACCCCGTTTCAATTCGGCCTATCAACCGATGTCGGTTGATGAGTATTTGGCTGAATATGGGGATCAGAACAAATACCTAGTCCGTGGTGAGACTAAAACAGGTGCGGGCTCAACCACAAGCGCGTCTTTTCCTGGTGGCGGGACATACAAGTTAACTGAGCTGTTCGGCAAGGAGTCCAATTCCAAGTTGGCTAATCAACTGGCCTTGCAAGAACCCGCTCGATATAAGGCGTTGAGAGCCGAGGCCGTCAAGGCTGGCTTGCTCGCCAAGTAATTCACGTCGCTAGGAGCGGCGTTTTCAAGGAGATTGTTTCAATATGGCATCTACAGCTATTACAGACATCGTTAATCCTCAAGTATTGGCCGACCAAGTGTCGGCTAAGTTTCCTGACATGCTTGTGTTCGGTAAGTCCGGCCTCGTTGACGTGGACACTGATTTTCCGCTTGGTTCGCCCGGTACGACCTTCACCATTCCGTTCTGGAAGCGCATTGGTGCGTTTGGTGATATGACCGAGGGCACCGCGCTGACCCCTGGCAAGGTGCAGGCTACCACTGAGGGAGCTACGGTTCTTCGCGGCGGTGGGGCGTATGAGGTCTACGACACCGCTCAGTTGGTGTCCAAGTCCGACCCGGTTGGCGAGATTGCTTCGCAGATCGCTCGTAGAGCGGCTGAGTACATCGACAACAAGCTGGTGCAGACTGTGCAGAACACCCCCAATGTGTTCGATCAGAGCATTGGTGCGCTGCGGACCAATACCAACGGTATTTGGGATCAGAGCACCGCTATTCGCGCCCTGACACACACCCTGGGCGACAACTACGGCCCGATGATCTCCAGTGGCGCTGCGCTCATTATGCACTCCAAGGTGCTTGGCGACTTGCTGACCACCGGCGCTATCCAGAACCAGTACCAGTCCGGTTTGAACGTGATAGGGTGGCATGCTGCCCCACATCAACGGGCTGCCGATCCTGGTGTCTGATTTGGTGACATCCGGTACGCAGAGCGGTTCCAGCCTGTATGATACATACATCGTTGGCAAGGGTGCTCTGGCCCTGTTCTATCAGCGGCAAGTTGAGGTTGAGTTCGACCGCGACATCCTGCTGAAGGCTGACATCATCTCCGCTGACGTGCATTTCGCTCCCCATCTTTATGGGTACGACAGTGTAAGCTCGGCGTATGTGTACGAGCAGGATAAGAGCTGCCACGCCGTCCTCGTTACCTCGTATTAATGTTTCTTATCTGTACATTAACACAGTTCCGTTGCCTAACTGGCGACTCAGGGGTGCGGTAGCTCTGCACCCCTGTTTTATTTTGTGTTATATAATCGTTAAACTGCACACTATGCAGTTGTGAAAGAGGAGTGCTGTGGGAATCGGAGCATTGCGCCGTCATCGGCCTACTGTTAAGGAAGCCGAACAAGAGATCAAGGAAGTGGTCAAGGCCGTAGTGGCCGAGTTCACTAAGGTTGTCAAGGAGGTAGAGGCTGAGGGTGAAAAGGTTAAGACTACTCTTATGAAGCCTAAGCCGAAAGCCGAGCCTGTCAATGTGACTGGCCCCGCTGCCCCTGACGAGCCTACCAAACCCGTTGTGTAAAGGAGCTGTGAATGTCAGTACCCGCAGTTGTGCTGGATACAACATTATCCGGCGAGTATTCTAATTCATATGCGGACATTGCAACCTGTGATGACTACTGGACGAACCACTGGAACACGTCTGCTGGCACTGCATACCTAGCTCTCAATACTGCTCAGAAAACAAATCTGCTGATGCAGGCGTGCAGAGTCATTGAAACTGGCCGATTTGTAAACCCGACTGTTCGCACAGACTATCAGCTCAGGTATAGCATTGCAACACGTCTTGTGATGAATTTGCCTTTGATGCGAGATCCTATCAGGTACTTCTGGTATCAGCGCTTGCAGTTTCCCAGAAATTTGGACATCCACTTTACTGCGGATGCCAATGATGATCCTCTTGGATCGACATACATTCCTAATGAGATTATCTGGGCGCAGTGTGAGCAGGCTGCCTACATCATGTCGTTCGATACAACCGTTTTGTCAAATCAGATTCAGGGAATTTCCCTGGACAAAATTGCTGTTGGTAAGAACCTAGCTGCCACACAGGAGTACACGTCCCACGGAAGCATGTGGTCACCAGTAGCGGAGCAGTTGGTTCGTCCCTTCCTACTCAAGGGTGGAAAGTTGCATAGGAGCTAATACATGTCCCAGGTTGCCGCAATATCAAAACGAATAGATGCGGTATTGCGGAAGTATGCTCCACTAGACCGCACAGTATACAAGAGAGTAGTGACAGCAAGCGGAGGGGATGCATTGATTGGCCGCGCCCAGACATTTACCAACGTTGATACGCTGCTTGACCCTCAACCGATGTTTGAGCGCCTTACCCGCTACCCTGTTGGCCCACAGGCCAAGGGAGAGTTAATAGTGGAGACGGGTGGTTCTGAGGTAGGCAATTCGTATGCGCTGTACTTCTCTGTCACGGCTATTTCAACAGACGAGTTGAAGAACCCCAATTTGCTTATTGTCTTTGAGGATTCTGCTGGCGATAAGGAAGTGTTCAGAGTCACAGACTACGACCCGACAGGCATCCAGGGCCAAGACTTAATGTACACAGCATACATACAGAGTACAGAAAGGCCATAGATGCGTAATACACGAGACACTTTCCTGCACTTTCTATCTGACAATTTGGTCGGTATTCCTGTTCGCGGCGTGTGGCGTAGTCCCAACGTACCTGATGGAGATTTGATCCAGAACAACAGTGTGAATGTGACGTTTCTGGACGGCACCTTTTCCACACATGTTTCAAAGCAGCTTTGCATGATCGACGTGGTTAACTCTGATGAGCTTACCGCGATTGATTGGACGGACACTTTGTGGGCTCTACTGAGTCTACGATGCTTCACTCCACAGCTTGACTATACCATTCCTTCTGCCCCTGTTCCAACAGGATCAAACGTAATGTGGCCTATGAGCAATATACGCTTCACGCCCATTAAAGATGACTACTACTTTCGGTATAGCTGCCGACAGGCACTCCAGAACCAGAGCTAACATGAGGAGATTTATCAATGGCTATTGCTCGTAATCGTAATACCACACAGGCACCCAATCTAGTAGCGGGGCGAACAGGCACACAGAGCCTCAAGTTCATTCCCGCTCCCCGCATTTATGTCAAGACCCCTGACAGCACTACGGCTGCCCCGTTGCAGACGTATTTCACCAAGTCCAACGGCGTGACACCTACTGGCTGGACTGATCTTGGCATCGTTGATGGCAATGCAGCTATCAACTATGTCAAAAAGACCACGCAGATCAAAACAGGTATGGATAACTACCTGCGTGATGAGTACACCAGTGAGAAGAGTGGCACGGCCACCTTCAGTCTGGCTCAGTTTGACGACATTGTTCTGGAGCAGATCAGCGGCCTGACGGCCTCTGTCATCACAGCCGGTAGCATTATCAGTTATCAGGTTGGCCAGGATGAGTTGACTAATATGGCTCTGCTCATGGTCGTGCAGAACAAGTTGGACTCGAAGGAATGGCAGTTCTACAACCCTAATGCTATTTTCAACTTTGCGTTCGATCAGGCCAAGGATGGCTTGCTGCTGAAGTGTACTGTAACGCTTCCGTTCTTCACTGTCAACGGTAATACGGACGGTGAGGTTGTGCTGTCTGCTACTGAATTTGTTTAATACATTGTGCGGGCTGCTTAATACAACTAGGCAGCCCGCCTTTTCTTGTTTGTGGTAATACATGGCTAAGAAACAGAAGACCGCTCCCGAAACAACGCTGACTAAGACGGACATTATTCGCGCCGCCACCAACAACCCCGTTCTGTCTACCTCCCAGTTCACACTTGGCGACAAGGTGTACACGATTGTAGACCTTGCCTACGATGACTACTTGGCATTCCTGTCCATGCTACAGCCGCTGATCGAGCAATTGGTAAAGGGTGTGTCCGGTCGGCGTGGTATCAGCCTTAATGGCATTGACATTTCAACGCCCGGCATTTCCGCCGCCAACATCATTGCCTACTGTAGTGAGAACCTTCCCAAGATGGCCCAGATCGTGTGCAAGGCTACCGATCCTGACATTACCATCGAGAAGATAAAGGCAGACGCCAAGAACCCGTTTAAGCTGGCGGAAGTGGTGCTGGCCCAAGTGATCCAGAACAACATCATCAAGGACTTCGCAAGTTTTTTTCAGTCAGTTCTTCCTCTACTGACGCAGGTGATGATGTAAGCGAAGAGGAAGAAATAGACACTCGCGGCAACCCGCTGCTGATGATTGATGGACTATGCCAAGGCTACCACTGGACCTTCGATGAAGCGTTCAAGATGACGATGCCACAGATCATCATGCTAAACCATGCGGCCTATGTTAACGGTGAGCGCATGAGAGCAAAGTGGGATAAGCCGGAAGATGACGAGCCTGTTTCACAGGTTGTCATGAATGGAAAGACAGTAGAAGAACTCAACGAGGACGAACTTGGAGTGTACTTCAGGACGTTCAATTCGTGGTAATCGAGGGAGGGCACACATATGCAGTTTCAAGTACAGTCAGGACGGTTTTTGGCTGAGCTAGAACGCCGAGTGAGTGCCCTCCGCACTGATGCTTCCCTGTCCGCAAGTATTGTTGTACCTGATGAAATGAGTTGGTGGTACATCCAAGAGTTTGGGACCGTTGACCGATACCCCATTGATCCAGTAATCGCCCCAGAGCTTGTTTTCCCAGATGAAAATGGTGGTGAACCAATACGCACAAAGCACGTAGACCACCCTCCCATTGTTGCACGCCACATGATTACATCCGTGCTGGATGACATTAATTCAGTGGTATCCGCTAAGGCAATG